GGCGGCTTAACTTAACTTAACTTAAAAGGAGATCACGATGGCCGAAGATAAAAAGGTAATCACGATCAACGATGTTGACTACACAGAAGACCAGCTAACCGATCAGCAGAAAGTGATGATTAACCATATCAACTCCCTACAACAGAAGATCAACTCGGCCCAGTTTAACTTGGATCAGTTGATGGTCGGCAAGGATGCTTTTGTAAACATGCTGACGGCTTCACTTGAAGCACCAGCGGAAGACGAAGCTGAATAGCTCGCACAACATAACGCAACTGGCCAGCTATATGCTGGCCTTTTGCATATTTGGTACAATGTGCTATATTGGCCGCAATGCGTTTTCCGAGAGGCGACAATGGCTTTAATTGATCTAAACATTCCAGCTGGCGTCTATCGCAACGGCACTGACTTGCAGAGCATGGGCCGTTGGCGTGATGCAAGCCTCATTCGCTGGCATGACGGCGTTATGCGTCCGGTAGGTGGGTGGCGCACGCGCAACAACAACGCTGCAAACGCAAGCATACGCGGCATGACCACTTGGATCACAAATAGCAGCGACCGCTGGATTGCCGCTGGCACATACAACAAACTTTATACTTGGGCCGAGACTGGCACTCAGTATGACATTACCCCGGTTGGCTTAACTGCTGGTCGTGAGGACGCAATATCCTTCACAGGCTACGGCGGCGCGGAGTTTGGCGCATACGCATACGGCATTGCCCGGCCTGACACAGTTCGCATCCAGCCAGCGACCAGCTGGGACTTGGAAACGTGGGGCGAATACTTGCTGGCGTGCAACGAGGACGATGGCAAGATTTACGAATGGCAACTTGGCACAGGTACGCCCGCTGCGGTTTTGTCTAACGCGCCGACAAGCAATCTTGGTTGCGTTGTAACTGAGGAGCGTTTTTTGTTTGCGCTTGGCGCGGGCGGCAATCCTCGCAAGGTGCAGTGGTCTGACCGTGAGGATAACAATTCATGGACGCCAGCCGCTACAAACGAGGCGGGTGATCTTGAGCTAAACACGTCTGGCGCATTGATGAAGGGCGTGACTGTTGCCGGTCAAACCTTGCTTTTGACAACGCGCGATGCCCACGTTGCCAACTACATTGGCCCGCCATACGTTTACGGCATTGAGCGCGTTGGCACGTCTTGCGGGCTTGCAGCAAAGCAGGCTGCCGTTGTTGTGGATGCGGGTGCATTCTGGATGGGCGTTAATTCGTTTTACGTTTACACGGGCGGTCAGGTTCAGGAGTTACCCTGCGACGTGTCAGATTATGTTTTCAATGACATCAACCGTGGTCAAATCAGTAAAGCGTTTGGAATGTCCAATTCCATGTTTGGCGAGATTACTTGGTTTTACCCAAGCGCGGCGTCAACGGAAAACAATCGCTATGTGACGTTTAATTACACAGAAAACACATGGTACATTGGCGAGCTGGCCCGCACAGCTGGCGTTGACCGCAGCGCATTCCGCCAGCCAATGATGGCTGACCCAGCGGATTACAAAATTTACGAGCATGAGATTGGCTTTGATTATGGCGCTTTGACACCTTACGCCGAGACGGGTCCGTTCCGCATTGGCGCTGGGGATCAAGTTATGAGCGTGACTGAGCTTCTGCCGGATGAAAAGTCGCAAGGTGACGTAAATGCCGTCTTTAAGACGCGCTTTTACCCAAATGGCACTGAGCGGTCATACGGGCCTTACTCTATGAGCAACCCAACATCTGTGCGGTTTACCGGGCGTCAAGTGCGGATGCGCGTTGAGGGCCAGCGCTTGTCTGATTGGCGCGTTGGCATTAATCGGCTTGAAGCTGTTGGCGGTGGCCGTCGATGACGCAGCAAAACCGTCCACCAGAGCCGCGAGATAAGGACTGGCAGACGTGGGGTCGGCGCATGATGTCGTACCTCTCGCAAACTCGTTCTGCGCTGGTTCAGCAGACTGGCGACGAAAGCGCTGCCGATGATGGCACGTTGATGTGGGACAGGGAAAACTTGTATCCGGTTGTAAGCAAAAACGGCGCGTGGGTTCAAGTTGTGTTAGAGGACGGCAATGCCAGCGGCTCAATTACAACTGACCAAACAGCTGTTGCGATAAACACAGCGTACGCTTTAACGTACACTTTATCATCATCTGATGGCATTACTAGCGGCACACCAGCCTCGCGCTTGGTATTCGAGGAAGCTGGCGAGTACATGGTTAGCTTTTCGGCGCAGATTTCGTCCACATCCAGTTCAACTGTAAACTTCTGGTTTTGGCCTCGCGTCAACGGAGTTGACCTTGCTGGTTCGACTATGAAAAACGCTTTACATCAAAATGGCGCAACTCTTGTGGTTAGCCGATCTGCAATACTTGACCTTTCCGCTGGAGATTACTTGGAGGCCATGTGGGCCGTTGACAGCACCAGCGGTTTTCTTGATGCAACTGCGGCAACGGCGTTTGCACCCGCAGCACCGGCGTCCACTATTGCAATAACGAGGCTGCATGGATGAGTGAAGAACTAACGCGCTGCAAGCCTTGGATTGAGGCAGCTTTAAGCTACAGCGGTGGCACTCATAACTTTGAGGATGTGGTTGTTGGCTTGCAAAAGGGTACGATGCAGTTGTGGCCAACGCCAAAGGGGTGCATAGTAACTGAAATCGTGGTATATCCGCGAAAGAAAGTTTTAAACGTGTTCCTTGGCGGCGGTGAATTGGAGCAAATTTTGGATATGCACAACGATGTGATAGAGTGGGCAAAAGCGCAAGGATGCGCGGCCCTAACCATGACTGGTCGCTTTGGCTGGAAAAAACCATTGGCGAAGCACGGTTGGAAGCCACTGCACACGTCCTATGTTAAGGAGTTTGAATAATGGGAAAAGGTGGATCAACCTCTTCAACAGTTGAAGTCCCAGAGTACATTGAGGACGCGGCTCGGCGCAATCTAACCCAAGCTGACAAGATCTCAAAGTTGGGGTTTATTCCTGAGTATGGCCCAACCGTTGCTGCGTTTACTCCCTCGCAGGAAGCTGCGTTTCAAGGCACGGCACAAGCAGCTGGCGCTTTTGGCCTGCCCGGTGGCGGAATGTCAATGGAAGATATTTCTGGTGGTATGCCAGCGCCAACGACATACGCAGGCGGTGTGCGTGGTTATTCTGCTCTGCCAATTTATGAGCAAGCTCTTGAGGCCTTTGGGCAAGCCCGCCCCGGTCAAAAGCAATATATAGATAGCTTCTTTATTGACCCGTTCACAGGCGCTGCTGGCTCAAATATGCAAGCTCCAGTTGACTACACCGTAGCGTCTACTCCGGGTGATTTGGGTGGGATTGGCGCTGGTGGTGGAGGTGGTGTTGCTGGCGCTGGTGCTGGCGCTGGTGTTGCTACTGGTGGCATGGGTGCTGGAACGGCTAGTGGCTCAACTTTAACTAACGATGAAATAGCAGACTACAGCCAAATAATAGCTGACTCAGTCGGCCTTGACAGTTTTGACCCGACGCGCACAGCCGAGTCTCAAATGACGCCAGAGCAGTATGCTGCATATCAGTCTCAGTCTATGAGTAATCCAGCTCAGTTGGCTGCTGACAATATTTACATGAACAATCTCGGCAACGCAAACAGCACCATTGTTGATACGGCTAAGGGTCTACTAAATATTGAGCCTTCCTTTGACAGCCCGTCTAGCGCAGGCTCATACGGTGGTTCTCTTGTTACTGGTGGATTAAGCGGCAATCTCACCGGAATTCCCGGGGTTGCCGGAAACATTGCTGATAACATATTAAGTAGCGCCGCGCCGGAATATGCAATAGGTCTGCAAGGCCAAAACTTTGCCGAGTCTGGTGGGTCAACTTACGATCCAAACATGGCTATCACAAACCCAATGACAGGCAAGACGACAGCTGGCGGGTATGACTTTGATCCCAATGCGTTTAGTTCTGATTACGGGAGCGCAAACTTTGGGTTTTCTGACTTAACTCCCGTGCCAGAGCCTGCTCCTGTTGGATTTACATCGCTTCCAAACACAGGCATGACCGCCATACCGGGTTACACTACTCCCTTACCTACAACCTTTGTAAATGATTACTCAGACCCAGCCACGTTGGCGAAATTCGAAGCAGACAGAGCGCCGGGTGGAATACATTACGAAAGCTCAGGCTCTCGAAGAAACGAACTAGCGGCAGCAGCGGCTGTGAAAGCCAAGGATGACGCATTGGCCCAAACCGTTGACACTTCAGAGGTTTTAAATCTAGCAAAAAGCAAAAATTCGGCTCAGCAATGGCTCAAAGAAAACGGTTATGGGAATTATGATAAAGATGATGCAACAGATGTTCTTCGGAGCAAAGTAGCTGACATTGAAAAGTCTCAATTACAGCAAGGCTTAAAAGACGGCGTTGTTATGGAAAATGACCGTTATAGCGTTTACGTTAATGGGCAATTAGTTTCCAGCGAAAAGAGATCAAGTGAGGCTAAGGCAAGACTCAAGGCGGCGACGAGTTAGCATAAACATGATGTATAAAACTTTAATATCTTCAGCAAAGAAAGGCGTGTAAAATGGCAGGACCAGCTCCAGCACCAACAATGGCGGCGCAGCCTACTGCACAGCCCAACGCAACATACCAGCCAGCTCCAATGGCTCCACAGCCGGGTTTCAACGTAAACCAAGCCGCTGCTGGGGCGTTGCAGGGGGCAATCGGCGGTACGCAGCGCGCAATGCAGGCTCCACTTCAAGTCGGAGCGTACGCAAACCCGTACACTAGCGAGGTTATTGACCGCACACAACAAGACATTGAGCGGCAACGTCAGATGGCAATGAACACGCTCGGCGCGCAGGCAACTGCGGCCAACGCATTCGGCGGGTCTCGCCAAGGTGTTGCTGAAGGCGTTATGGCTGGCGAGTATGGTCGCATGGCGGGCGACATGGCAGCGCAGCAGCGTCAGCAAAACTACAGCCAAGCGTTGCAGGCTGCGATGTCTGACCGTCAAGCTCGACTTGGCGCCGCGTCTCAGATGGGCCAACTTGGCCAGCAGGCATTTGGCACAAGCCAAGCAATTCAGCAGCAGCAAGCCCAGCAGGGTCTGTTGCAGCAGGGTATCCAGCAAGCGTTAATCGACGCGGCGAGACAGCAATACGCTGGCTACACTGGTGCGCCAGCGCAGTCGCTTCAAGCACCGCTAAGCGCGCTTGGCATTGCTCAGGAAGGCGGGGCTAAAACAATTACGGAATCACAAAGCCCCGGCCTGCTTAGTTACTTGCAGACTATAGGGCAAATGTGCTGGGTGGCCCGTGAGGTTTACGGCGAGGATGATCCAAAATGGATGCAGTTCCGCGAGTGGGTTATCGGTTATTCACCAAACTGGTTTTACAACGCTTACAGCAAATATGGCGAAAGAGTGGCAAAAATTGTGGCAAAAGTGCCAGCACTTAAACTTGTCATTCGCCCGTTTATGGACGCTAAGCGCAAGGCAATGGGGTATAAGTAAATGGTCATGAATCCGCAGCAGCCAAGTCAACCGCGTGGCGGTCTCCTAGGCTTATTCGACAAAGCAACAACGGTAAGTGAGGACACGGGCCTTAGCCCTTTCCAAAACTTTGCTGCGGCGCTTGACCCTTTAATTATGAAGGACATGCGCATTGGCGCAGATATTCGCAAGCAAGGCGTTCAGCGCGTAGCAGACATGTCTCGAAACAAGACTGTTGCTATGCTTCGAGCGCAAGGTCGTGACGATTTAGCCGATGCTGTGTTAAACCGCACGATTGGCGTTAAGGACGCGTTTAGCGTTATGCAGAGTGAGAAGGCTGCTGATTTGGCGTTTAGTCGTCAAAAGCAGCTAAAGCAAATGGGTACTGGCAGCAAAGTGGACTTGACCACCGACATGAAAAACTGGCTTCAGGTTAAATCCAGCAAGCCAGATTTAACCTTTGAGGGCTATCTGGCTCAATATAAATCACCCAAAGGCATTCAGAGCAAAGGCGTTTATAGGGACTCTGGAACAGGTGATATTATCGGTGAGGTCAACTTTGACCCAGCCTCCGGCCAATACTTTCAGCTGGGGGAGAGCGGCGAGCGTAAAAATTTAGATATTACAAAGTATTCTCCTGTCTTGGATTCTACCTTTGGTCAAACTGTTCCAAACTTTACTCAATTCAACAAACTTAGTGATGAATTAGCAACAGACCGATCCAGCATTAGAACCTTTGAGAAGTACATGCGCTCAATTGGAGATACCAATGAGGGTTTAAATCGTTTGGCGGATCAATTCAGCGCAGGCGCTAAAACATTGCTTAGTGGTTACTTCGGTGATGAATATACAAAATTGTCGCCATCTGAATTAAATACTAAAGTTGCGCAAGGGCTTTTACAGGGCTTGATAGGGCGGTCGCGTTTGGAGGTTGTCGGCGGTGGCGTTATGACCGAGCAAGACGCTTTAAGAATTATTCAGAACCTTGGTGGCGATGTAAATCTTCTTCAAAATAAAGAAGTTGTTGCAACTCAAATTAAAAATCTTCTTGAGCAGAAAATGGCGTCTTTTGACCGAAAGAAAAAGGTGCATGACAACGCTATTTTTCAAATCTACGGGTCTCAAGGATATGAGCCTATAGAGCCATACGAGATAGACATGAGCGTTTTTAATGCGTCTTCGACATCTTCAGGCAATGCAAGCGCAGCCTCTTCAAGCAATGGTAGGGAAAGGGTATGGGATCAATCCCTTAACAACGGACAGGGGGGGTTTAAATAATGGTTGATGTAACGCTTCCGGACGGAACAATACTGCGAGACATACCCGACACTATGAGTGCGGCGGAGCAAGAGGCAGTGGTGCGTCAATATTTAGTAAACAATCCAGTATCACCCAAAGAAGGCAAAATAGACGCGTCTGGCGAATACACTGAAGAGGTCTCATACGGTGCTGGCTTGGCGCGGGCGGGGCTACAGGGTTTAAGTTTTGGGTTTGCTGATGAAATTGAAGCGTTTTTGCGCAAGGGCGACATGCCGTATGAAGAAAAGTTGGCTCAGGTCCGGCAAGCTATAGACCAGTTTTCAGAGCAAAATCCCGGCACAGCACTAACCGCAGAAATTGTTGGTTCACTTCCAACCGCACTTTTGGGTGGAGCTGGTTTGGCTAGAGCTGGCGTAACTGGCGCGGCAAAAGTTGCGGGCTTAGAAGGCGCGCTTTACGGCTTCGGCGCTGGAGAAGGCGGTGCGACTGAGCGTGCTAAGTCGGCAGCTATCGGCGGAACTGTTGGCGCGGTTACAGGTAAGGCGTCTGACTTTCTTTTTCCAAGATTAAATAAAGCCGCCAGCGAACTAAAAAAGAAAGGGGTTCGTTTGACCCCGGGGCAAAAGTTTGGCGGAAAAACAGCCGCGTTTGAGCAAAAGCTCACGTCCGTTCCTTTTGCCGGAGACGTTATTGCCGAGCAACAAGTAAGGGCAACTGCGGACTTTAATAGAGCTGCAATGGACAACGCATTAAAAGTATTAAATGAGTCTGGAACCAAAACGCGCGCAGCGTTGTCAATCTTGAAGTCGGGCCTAAAAGTTCCAAAGAATTTAAGCGGAAATGATGCTTTTGATTTTGCAAACAACGAAATTTCAAATGCTTACGATAAAATAATTCCAAAACTATCAGCAAACTTTGACTCCGAGTTTGAAGACGAATTGCTTAAAATTCTTGTAAAAAGCGACGAGCTTGGGGATCAGGGAGCAAAGCAATTTTCAACAATAGTTAACAATATTATTGGCAAGACTGGTGATAGGCTTGTTTCGGGAAGGCAACTAAGCACTATAGATTCCGACCTTGGGGCTAGGGCTATAAATTTTTCCACAAGCAATTCAGCATCTGAAAGGGAGTTGGGTACTGCATTGTTTAATGTTCAAAAGTTAGTTCGAGACAGTATGAACAGTGCAAACTCGGAAGTTGCCGAGCAATACAGAAATGTTCAAAACGCTTGGAAAACATTGCTTCCCGTCAGAACGGCAGTCGCCAATGCAACCGCTAAGAAAGGGGTGTTCACCCCAAAACAACTTGCTCAAGCCTCTAAGACCATTGATAAGTCAAGTAAAAAGTTAAAAACAGCGAAGGGTCAAGGCGTTCAGCAGAAATTTGCACAAGAGGCAGAAGAGGTGCTTGGGCTGACAACAGCCGATCTTGGGACAGCTGACCGCGCAGCGCTCATGCTTTACTTAAATCAAGTTAAAAATAGGCCAGCGGCTTCTATCCTCGGCGGCCTAGGACTTACCGCCGCCTCTCAAGCAATTTATGGAAATCCTTTGGGGCGCGGCGCTTTAACTTCTGCCCTAGCTGCGCCCGGCTTATTGGGACGACAGGGCGCTCCTGCTATTGGCGCAATGACGGGTCGAGCATTTGAAGAGGACCAGCAATAATGGAACTTAAACCAAAATCACGCAGCGAAATTGAGGCCATTGTTCAAGACGCAATCTCAAGTGCAGTGGACTTCATTGAGAGTGAGATCAGCGATGACCGGATCAAGGCTCAGCGCTACTACGACGGCGAGGTTGACCTTGGCTATGAGGATGGACGCAGCAAGGTTGTAGCCACAAAAGTACGGGATACTGTACGTTCCGTGAAGCCAAGCCTAATGCGCATATTCCTCAGCACAGCCAAGCCCGTTGAATTTGTGCCGCGTGGCCCAGAGGACGTGGCGATGGCCGAGCAGGCCACTGAGTTTATGCACCACGAGTTTACCCGGCTGAACGGATACCGTGTCATCAATGACGCCTTCCAAGATGCTTTGGTTAAAAAGCAAGGTATCGTGAAGGCATACTGGATGACATATCCAGAGGCCGAGATTTTCACATTCACCGACCTATCCGACGATGAGTACACATATCTGGTGGACGATGACAGCGTAACTGTGCTTGAGCATAGCGTTGAGATGGTAATCTCAATGGATCAGATGGGTATGGAGATTGAGCTGCCCGTGCATAGCGTAAAGCTAAACCGCCAGAAGGAAATGGGTGAGCTGTGCATTGAAAGCGTCCCGCCGGAAGAGTTCTTCATCAACCGTGACGCACGCAGCTTTAACGATGCGTATATAGTTGCGCATCGCACAGACATGCGCGCTGGCGATCTGATTGCGATGGGCTACGATCCTGACGTTGTTCTCAAGCTAGATAGCTTGGAGAGCGGGTCAGAAATGACAGAGGCAGAGGTGTATGAGCGCCGTGGCTATGACATGGACACCTCTGACGATGATGAGCAAGACCCGGCGATGCGAAACGTCACTGTGACGGAAGCGTATATGCGCATTGATGCTGACGGAACTGGCGTGCCAATTCTGCACAAGCTCACATGCGGTGGCACTGCCTATGAGTTGCTGGACGTTGAGCCATGCGATGAGTTGCCGTTTGCCAAATTTGAAATCGACCCAGAGCCACACACATTTTACGGTCGCTCACTGGCCGAGATTGTTATGGATGACCAAGACGCCGCCACATCTGTGCTGCGTTCAATCCTTGATAACGTGGCGATGACAAACAACCCTCGCCTTGGCATCGTTGAAGGCGCAGTTAATATTGACGACGTTCTAAACAACGAGATTGGCGCAATCGTGCGTATGCGCCAGCCCGGCTCAGTTCAAGAGTTGTCCGTTCCGTTTACTGCCGGGCAGACACTTGGCGCGCTGACATACCTAGATGGCCTCGTAGAGAGCAAGACAGGCGTTTCCAGAGCCTCAATGGGCCTCGACCCAGATGCAATGCAGTCAACCACAAAGGCTGCTGTGCAGGCCACTGTGCAGGCCGCAGCGGGTCAGGTTGAGGTTATGGTGCGCAACCTTGCCGATGGTATGCGTGATCTATTTGGCATCATGCTGCGCTTGATGAGCAAGAATGTTGACGAAGAGCAAATGATGCGGATGAATGGCTCGTTTGTGCCAGTTGACCCGCGCGTTTGGGATCAGTCGATGGACGTGAGCATCAACGTGGGCCTCGGCACTGGCCGTGAGGAAGAGAAGGCAATGGCTCTCAGCCAAGCCCTCCAGATGCAAACAATGGTTTATCAAACATACGGCCCGATGAATGGTCTGGTGAGCCTGACCAACATTCGCAACACGCTGGCAGATCAGCTTGCTGTTGCAGGCATACGCAACGCAGACCGTTACTTTGCACCAATCACGCCAGAGATTGAAATGCAGATGTTGCAGATGCAGCAACAGGCACAGGCCCAGCAGGGTCAGGCCGCTGATCCAAACGCCGCGTTCTTGCAGGCTGAGCAAATGAAGGCTCAGACAAAGGCGCAGACAGACATGGCGAAGTTGCAACTTGAAATGCAGAAGGCTGCCGCAAATGATGATCTCAAACGGGATCAGATGGCGCAGGACTTGCTGGTTGATGCCGCCAAAATCTATGGCGAATACGGCACAGCGGTTGACGTTGCCCGCGTGCAGGCTGAGCAGGATAAAATGCGCATGATTGGCGGCATGGCTCAGGGAGTGCCGCAGTAATGACAACAGAAATACGCATCGAGGCCGATGAGGCACGTCGCTTGAAAAACGACACTGCATTTAAGCAGTTCATGCAGAGTGTGCGCGAAAATCAAATGCAGATTTTCGCAAGCAGTGGGGCGGCTGACGTAGCTGTCCGTGAGGAGGCGCACGCGATAATCCGTGCGCTTAACCGGATCGAAGTGAACCTTGACGCCGCGCTTGCGGCAGAGACACTTTTGGATCGCAAACAGAGGAAGTAGCACCGATGGAATCGACTACCCTAGAACAAGCCGCAGAAAGCCTGCTGGCAACCTCCGAGGAAGTATCCGCAGGAGAAGATAATCTTGACGCAGCCGTCAATGAGATTACTGAACCCGATGACGATCAGGTTGAGGAAGTCGAAGCTGGCGGTGAAGAGCAAGATGACGTTGAGGCATCCAGCGAAGATCAGGATGAGTATGATCTTGATGATGTCGAGGTTGACGACGAAGACCCTGTAGAGGCTACTGAAGACACCACTGTTTTCTCCGTCAAGGTTGACGGCAAGGAAGAACAGTGGACACTGGATCAGTTAAAGCAATCTGCTGCGGGACAAGCGGCAATTAATAAGCGGTTTCAAGAAGTTGCTGAGGCGCGTAAGCAAATTCAGCAACATGCAGCCGCATTGCAACAGCAGCAACAGCAAATCATGCAGCTGCACCAGCAAGCGCAAAACGGTGGACTGCAAGCTCCAACCCCGCCAACACGCGAGCTATTTGAAAGTGACCCAATCGGGTACATGGAAGAAAAGCTCAAGTATGACGAGGCTCACGCACAGTACGCCCAAAACATGCAGCAACTAAACCAAGTGCAGCAGCAACGGACGCAAGCTCAAGAACAGGCACGTCAGGCCTACCTTCAAGAGCAAGCGGAACTTCTGCAACGGCACATTCCTGAATTTGCCGACCCCGATAAGGGAGACAAGCTCAAGAATAGTTTAGTCCAAACTGGCGTTCAGTACGGCTTTACGGAGCAAGAAATGGCGGCAGTTACAGACTCACGTTATGTGCGGGCATTAAATGATGCGCGCAAGTATCGCGAGCTGGTTGCAAAGCGCAAATCAGTACAGGCCAAAGGCGAGAAAGCCCGGCCAGTGGTGAAAGCTGGAGCGAAAAAGCGAAATGATGGCAACGCTGCAACTCGTAACAAAGCGAAAACTCGCTTGCAGAAAACTGGCTCAATCGACGACGCATTGAGCTTGATCTTAAATCAGTAAGTCTTTGAAAGGACACACTAATGGCACAGCCAACAAACACATTCGACTCATATGATGCCGTGGGCATCCGTGAGGACTTGAGCAATGTTATTCATAACATTTCCCCAGAGGAAACTCCATTTTACAGCAAGTCTGCTAAAAAATCTGCCAAGAACACTTTGGTAGAATGGCAGACAGATAGCCTTCGTGCTTCCGCTGCAAACGCTCACATTGAGGGTGACGCAACAGCAGGCGAAGCTCGCTCTGCAACAACACGTCTCGGCAACTACACACAAATCTTCAAAAACGCTGTTGTCGTTCCAGACACAGACGAAGGTTTGGACAAAGCTGGTCGTGCAAAAGAAGTTGCATACCAAACTTTGAAAATCGCCAAAGAGCAAAAATTGGACATCGAAAAAGCACTTTTCGACAACAATGCTCGCGCTGCTGGTAACTCCACCACAGCCCGTGAACTTGCTGGCGCTCCTGCATGGATCACCACCAACACCGACCACGGTGCTAACGAAGGTGCTGACCCAACTGGCGACGGTACAGATGCTCGTACTGATGAGACCACAACTTTGATTGCGTTCTCACAGGCTCGTTTCGACGGCGTTATGCAGTCCATCTGGGAAGAAGGCGGCAAGCCAGACACAGTTTATTTGTCTGCTTTCCAAATGAATGTAGCTCTGGGCTTCACAGGTAACAACAACCAGCGTTCAGCAGTTCAAGCTGGCGATGAGCGTGTTATCAAATCCTTGGCAGTATATGTAACCCCTTGGGGAAGCGTAGAATTTATGCCAAGCCGTGAGAACCGTTCCCGTGACATCTTCATCATGCAAGATGACATGTGGGAAATCGCATCCCTGCGCGGCACAAAGAACGTAGCTTTGGCAAAAACTGGCGACAACACTACTCGCCAAGTTGTAACAGAGCTTACACTTTGCGCCAAAAACGAAGCTGCCAACGGCGGCATCTTCGACAACACAACTTCTTAATTGTGTAAATTGGGGGCGGCTTGTGTCGCCCCCTTTCACCATCTGGAGGCTTAAATGAAAAAAGTTATTGTAAATGCACTGAAGATGAAGTGCAGCAAAGGCCGGATTGAGAAGGGCGAAACAGTTATTCTCTCCGACGAAGAAATTGAAAAAATCACCAAAATTCGCCCAGCCATTTTAACTGTGCTGGAAGAGGTAAAGCCAGTGGCCGCTGCGCCCGCTAAACCCGCAAAAACCAATGGCGCGAAGGTTGCCAAAAAGCCAACTAAAAGGTCGATCAATGTTAAAAGCAAATCACTCAACTAAGGTCTCGGAAAAGTTTACTGTTGATGATGATAAAATCATTATCAAGAAAACCTTTGACGCCTCCCACATGCTCAGGGACGTGGCACAGGCGCGTGAGGTAGCGCAGAACAGCTTTGGCTCGGACTATAAGCACGTTGGCAACGTAGACATGGGCTTGCTGGCCGTATGGCTTAAAGAGGCAGGCGTGTCATGGACTGATACCCAAGCGGTCAAAGATGTGTTAAAACGTAAGTTGGCAAGCAACGAATTTAGCGCCCTTCGGGTCTGGGAAGGCAGTTACTGAAATGGAAATGGACGCGATCTTGAATATACTATTCGGAGTTGTCATCGCTGGCATTAGCTGGTGGTTAAAGACGCAACGCGAAGAGCTGGATCGCCTTCGTATTCTGCTTAATCGAACCCGCGAAGAAATGGCTAAAGAATACGTCACAAAGTCTGACAGCTCTGAGGTTCTTTCTCAAATTATGAACAAGTTTGATCGGCTTGAAGAGAAAATTGACCGACTAATGGAGCGGTAAGATGATTGAGGTTCTCGCTCTCGCAAGTGCGGTTAGCACTATCGCAGGCGGGATCAGTTCCGCCGTGCAGGCGGGCAAGGACGTTGGCTCTGTGCTGCCGCAGTTTGGCAAGCTGGCCAAGCTCGAGGCTGACATTCACCTCGCGGAGCAAGGCCGACACAAAGGCCCGCTGGGCAGGCTTACCTCTACTGAGGAGGAAGGCTTTGCAATTGCCAATGCCAAGATGAAGCACAAGGAAGCTATGGACACGCTCCGCAGCCATTGCCGCCTGTATGGCCCGCCGGGTATGTGGGAGACAGTACAGCGTGAGATGGGCGCAGCCAGAGCGCGGCAGAAACGTGCGCTTGAGGAGCAGGCAGCAAAGCGTGACCGCATCTTTTACTTCATTACAATCGCGATTGCCTGCACAGTGTTTGCCGTGGGCAGCGGCGGCTTGCTATGGCTCGCAGCCTTGCTAGCGGATGAGGTGAGATAATGTGGGTGCTTCTTTGGTTTCAGCTTTCTGCAAGCGTCGTTCACTTCGAGGTCGGGCAGTATGGCTCTGAAAAAGATTGCACGGATGAGCTGCGCAAGGCGTCTGTTCTAGTGACGAAAAACAATGAATATTTGCAGTGCTTGAAAATTGGAGTTAGCCAATGACTGAATATGACCTGAACGGCAATGGTAAGATTGACCTAGATGAGCGCGAGCTTATGCTTGAGGATCGACGCTTACGCATGGAAGACGCCGACCACAAGCGCGACGCGCAGTTACGCATGACGTGGTTCGCGCTTTTTGGATTGTTAATCTATCCTGTTGGTATCGTGGCTGCTGACATCTGGGGTTATGACACCACAGGTCAATTGCTGGCAGACATAGCACCCACATACTTTATAGCTATATCGGGCCTTGTTGCTGCGTTCTTTGGATTTAGCGCAATGGGGGCTAAGAAATGATCGGCCAGATAATCGGGTCACTCGGCGGTCTGGCTGCAAGCTACATTGACGGCAAGACTGCCGTGAAGAAAGCGGAAGCCGAGACCAAGATGAAAATTGCTACTGGCGAGATCAGCTGGGAGCAGGCTGCTATCGAGGCCAGCAACAATTCGTGGAAGGATGAAGCGTGGACAGTGGCGTTCATAGCCATCGTGCTTGGCAGCTTCATACCGGGCATACAGCCTTACATGGCGCAGGGTTTCGCTAATCTGGACGCTGCGCCTCAGTGGTTTCAGTGGGCAATGTATGCCAGCATCGCGGCGAGCTTTGGCATACGCACAGTAAAGGGGCTAAAGAAGTAAATGTTTCTCGCGGCCATCCTGATATGCCAGACGCTAAACGCGAAGTCTTGCACGGTGATCGCAAACTCAAATAATATATGGTATAGCGAAGCTGAGTGCCAAGCCGACGCGATGAACTTTGCGATGGAGTTGGCTGACAAGGGCTTTTTGGTCAAACCGTATTGTTTCAAAGTTGGAGAAAATACATGAGTAGAGCTACACCAGCTAAGGGCAAAGCCCGTGTCAAAGTCACATCAAGCGGACGTAAAGTAAGCTACGGTCAAGCGGGCAAAGCGAAAGACGGCGGCCCACGGGTCAAGCCCGGCACATCCAAGGGCGATGCGTATTGCGCACGTTCTGCCGCGCAGAAGAAAAAGTTTCCCAAGGCTGCGGCTGATCCAAACAGCCCGCTAAATCTTTCACGCAAGCGCTGGAAATGCTCCGGCACTAAATCGAAGAGGACTTAATGAAATGGCAAAGCTTACACCTGCACAAAAGGCTAAGGCCAAAGCAATGTCTGCTAAAAGGGGCGTTAAGTATCCAAACGCTTGGAGCAACCTTGCCGTGGCCAAGGGCCAAAAGCCCAAGAAAAAGACAACAGCGAAAAAGACAACAGCATGAGCAAGGCAATGGCAACGCTCCAAGCTAAAATCGGCGCAACAGCCGATGGCGAGTTTGGCCCAAATACAGCGCGAGCAATCGCAAAACACTTCAACCTATCCCCGGCGCGTGGCGCACACTTGATGGGTCAGGCATCTCATGAGAGTGGTGGCTTCAAGCGAACCCGTGAAAGCCTGTATTACAGCACGCCAGAGCGCATCCAAGCTGTCTGGCCATCACGCTTCCCAACTGTTGCCGATGCAGAGCCGTATGCCAAAAACCCAACCGGTCTTGCTGGCAAGGTTTACGCTGGCCGCATGGGTAATGAGAATGAAGCGCAGGCCAGCCTGTACATTGGTCGGGGATTTCTTCAGTTGACCGGGCGCAATAATTATCGGGCGTTTGCGTCCGACATGGGAATGCCAAAGGTTATGACAGACCCAGACTTGGTGGCTAACGAATATGCCTTTGAGACTGCGCTGTGGTTCTTCAATAAGAATGGATTGTTTGACATTGCTGACGAGGGCGTGACGGATGACGCTATCAAGCGCATCACGCGCCGTGTGAACGGCGGCTATCATGGCTTGGATGATCGGAGCAACCAGAGCAAGAAAATCCACACTTGGCTCATGGCTTAGTTTAGCCAAGTTAGCTAAGTTAGCTAAGTGGCGAAGCAAGATCAAAAAGCCAGCGCGGCGGTAGGTAGGGCCGGAGAGCATTTAGCTCTCGCCTACTTATCGCTTGCTGGCTACATCTGCACGCTCTGCCAGATCAAAGATCACGATGCGTATATACAGACGGATACACAGACGCTGACCTTGCAAGTGAAGACAGCCAGCAAGACGCATAAAACCAGCAGAAGTTACGCATTCCACACGCCCAAAAAGAATGTAGATGTGTCAGACGTGTTTGCGTTTGTATCCATTGAATTAGGCGCTGTGATCTTCCGCCGAGGTGACGAGCTGACTTCTGTGACAACATACATTTCGCCAGAGGAATTTATGGATGAAAAGCAGTCGATGCAAAAAACATTCGACAGCTTCAAATAGTTGCTTGTGGGTTGGTGTATGGTTGATTAGAAAGTCTGAGTGGGTGGCTCAACCGTAACCTTTGTTTATTGGTTTTGCGTTACCGAATGTGCCAACATCACGCCACCCACACGACCTCAAAATATAATGCCGACCAGCGCCATCAAGCCAGCGCCGCTTGCAAAGCCAAAGATGGCTCCTACAAGTCCGGCGATGTGAATTTTACGCTCTACCTCTTCGTCAATCATCTAAACTCTCCACCATTTGTATTCTCTCGCCAATCCAACGCATAACCGGAACAGCCATTGAGTTGCCCATAGCCTTGTATCGAGGCCCATCTGGGCAATCTTCTGCTGGCTTATTGCGCCACGGTATCTGCGTGAAGTCGTCAGGGAAGCCTTGCAAGCGCTCACATTCGGTTGGGGTCAAGCGTCTGACTTGTGTACCCTGCGAAATAGAATTTCTTGGCGCGCCTTGCGGTCCTCTTATTAACGGCCCCATAAGCTCTTTCGCTGCGTTCAAGTCGTGGTCAATCCCAAAAGCCACCGCTGGCGTCTTACTCTTGTCCAGCGTTGGCTTGACTTCCGTTGACACGCTGTCGCCTTGGTTGGCGCTGTTTTGCGCGCCGAAGGCTATTGGCAAGGTTTCTGTTGTCGGATCGTATGCGCTGCCAGTGCGTGTTGTAAGGCACTGAGCCACAATGGCTTCCGCCTCTACTCGCTGGTTTCCTGTGCGACTGAATGGAGCGCCTTGTGTAACTGTGGGGGCAGCTTCTTGCCCCGCTTCTCGGCTCGGCGCAGGATGCCCTGACAGGCTTTCGCGCTCAAAAAGAACCGCTGCGGCACGTCTCCAGTCTCCAAGGTATCCGACAACGAACACACGGCGGCGTCGCTGGGCCACTCCGAAGTATTGAGCGTCAAGCACTCTGTAGGCGAACCCATACCCGAGCTGGCCCAGCGCCCCGAGGAAGGTTCCAAAATCCCGTCCTCGTTGGCTAGACAAGACACCGGGGACGTTCTCCCAAACCAGCCACTTGGGCTGATATTGTGCAGCAATGGCAAGATAGGTGAGCATGAGATTTCCCCTTGGGTCATCAAGTCCCTTGCGAAGTCCTGCGACTGAAAAACTTTGGCAGGGGGTTCCTCCGACCAAAAGGTCAATTGATCTGTCAATGGGCCACTCCTTAAATTGTGTCATGTCGCCAAGGTTAGGGACATCTGGGTAATGATGCGCCAGCACGGCGCTTGGGAACTTTTCTATCTCGCTAAACCACTGCGGCTCCCATCCAAGTGGATGCCACGCGGCAGTGGCGGCTTCAACGCCAGAGCAAACTGAGCCGTATTTCATGTGTCACCCTCATCAAAACAGTTATTCAACGGCTGAATAGGTTGCTTGCTAAACACCCATCGCCACTGCCGCTTGGTGTAGCCCGGAACCTCAACAAAATCACGCACACGATAAACCTTGTTCGCCTGCCACATTTTCTTGAGGTAGCTTGACGTTCGAGGAACGCTGTCACCCAGCAGCTCAGCCGCCTCTGCTGCCGTCACGCGCTGGTCATACGGTATTAGCGAAAACAGGCGATTGCCTTGGTCAATGCTGTGCTGTTTGCTGGCATCGGCTGCGCGCTGCATAGATGGGGCCATAGTTGTCGGCCTTCGAGGGCCAGTTGGCAGGGCCTCACGTTTGTGCTGGCGATACATGAGCGTTTCAAACTCCCACAGGCAGTGGCCGTATGTGATCTCAAAGCGCTCGTGCTTATCGGTCACGCCCTCCAGCTTGGCCCTCAACCGTTCTGCTGCATCTTTTTCATATCGCGCTTTAGCAGATCGAGAAGCGCTTGCTGCTCTTCCAGCCGCTGCTTCAAGTTTGGCCGCATCGCTGTCTTCTGCTCCGTCAGCATTATGCTGTTGTTGCGCTCTAGCCTTTTTATAATAATCTGAGTTTGGTCCGTACTCACGTTTTTTCCTTTCAAGTTTTATGTTTGCTGCCGAGCATATGCGGGCAATTGTTGACGGTGATACGCGCAGCAATTCAGCCGTCTCAATCTGTGACATGCCTTGCTGAGCGCAGTCAAGAACGTGGCGGGTGAGCGCATCTGGATCGTATTTCATTCGTCTTCCTCGCAAAATAAGCCACAGTCGGGCATAGTTTTCAGTGGGCGACCCTTCGCCTTGGGGTCAAGTTCATCAAGAAAGATGCGCTCGTTCTTTACGCGCACAAGCCTTGCTCCAAGTCTGCGTGATTGCTCTGCGCGCTGGTCAAAAACTTCTGGAAACTCGCGGCGTACCAAGTTCCAATATGTCGGGCTGGTCGCCTTTACACAGCCAATGCAGTTAGCGTTTGGAAACCCGCGCCCGTAAATTTCAGGCAACTTTATGCCAGCGGCGCGGATCATGTCGGCGCAATCATTCTTTGTCATGTTGGCGTCAATCAGGATCGGCAATACATTGTCGCGCTCAGTCATAACGAACCTGTCATGCCTGTTGCGCTCATCAACAGTAAAGCCAAGGACATGCCAATCAACTGGATGGCTCTCCTCCCACTCTTGGCGAGCGCGCTTTTTAAGCTCAACCGTACATGGTGCGCCGTGTGGGAAAGCCATGCCCTTGCGGCGGTCAAATACGTCAACCACAGATGCCAATGGATATTTTGAATTGACTGCGTATTGAATATCAATGCCAACCCATTTGGCTACATCTTCAGCAAAACGCTTATTATCGTGATGCTCCTCAATGACAGGATTGTTGACAGCGTAAACATTGTCAGCGCCATACTTGTCAACGGTTAGCTTGAGTGCCGCCGCGCTGGCCGCGCCGCAAGAAAACCAGACTGCAATTTTCATTGGTAATCCTCCAAGGGGTCTATCTGGCCTATGCCGTTGCAGACTTCGCATTCCTCCATGTGGCTTCCAAAGTCGCCGTGCCAAGTTGAGCTTTGGCGAACCCAGACATCGCGCTCAACCTCGCCTTCGCCATCGCATTCAGGGCAGTTAATCCAATCTTCCATAGCCTTCCTCCTTATACGTTTTTGCATTTGCCTTCGTTGTCAGTGAACCAAACATGGCCATCGTTTATAACCATGTGGCCAGCGCCAATAAGCGCGTCTACAGCTTGCTTGTATGTGGAGCGCGGATTTGCGGCTGAGGACACCTTGCCTATGAAGTGGTCTTTCAACGTCTCTTCAGAGATAACCCAATATGTTCTCGGCTCTGGCCACCCAACCCCTCCGGGGTTTGGTTGCCCGACACCCTCACCGCGCAGCTGTGTAAACACCTTGCGGATCAAGACTTGGTTCTTGCCCTTGATGCGTGGCTTGTTGGCCTCTTCAATCTCGCTTTCAGTGGCCTGCACAACAGTACAAGTCGTAACGCTGTCACCATCCTCATCAACGCCAAGCTCGATGACGTTTAACTTAAACTGAAATATAACGCCCGTTTCCATGTCACGCTGTTTCGTGGCTTTTGCCGTGCGCAGGCCAGTGTTCTCATCGTAATCAAGCTCAATCTCTGTATCGGTCGCAGCGCGTAGACTTGAGTGGCCACGCGCGCCAGCGGCTTTATCCTTGCCGGAGTGGTGAACAACGTCCAAGTGTGCGCTTGTAATCTCGCGCAGCTTATCGCAGTTGCCGATAAACTTTGTCATATCCTCTGGCGAGTTTTCATTGCCGCCAGCCATTGAGCGGCTGAGCGTGTCAACAAATATGCACTTCACCTGACCGTGCTTCTTTGACACCTCGCGACACAGCTTCTCAAGCACAGCCATGTCAACTTCGCCGTCAAGCAAGTTGACCGGGGCAGGGCGCACAGCCAGCTTCACATCCTTATGCTCTGGATACTTTTTCCTTAGCGCAACAACGCGATTGTGGAACGCCATGCCGCCCTCGGTCGCGAGGTATAAAACGGAACCGCCAATAACCTTGTGGCCATTCCACTCCTCACCGCAGGCAATGTGCCATGCAAGGTCAAGCGCAAAGAATGACTTGCCCACGTTTGACGGGCCATAGATCACAGACATCTGGCCCTCGCCAAGCCAGCCCTTCACAAGATAGTTGCGACTAAGCTGGGGAATGGCCTCATCCGGCATGAAGATTTGATCCATGACGCTCTGCACGGTCAATGCTTTCTTCGCCGCTGCCGGACCTTGGTTTACCCATACGTCAGAATAATCCCAGCCCTCCATGTCGGGCAGGATGTATTCAACGCCCAGCTCAGAGAAAGCGCGCTCGCACTCTTTGCGCCCGGCATCGTCATTGTCGCCTGCAATGACAAGCTCGGCATCTGGCTTGGCTTGTTGCAGGTTGTCAATCACAGCCAAAATGTTCCCTGCATTTAGAGCAAACACGCATGGCTTGCCCGTGGCCTCATGCACAGTCGCGGCTGTTGCCCAGCCCTCTGCAACATATGCAAACTCACGAATGGGTCCGCCAATCACGCTAAAGTTGCCAATCACGGGAAGCTGGTAGGAAAACTTTTTCTTTCCGTCAGCATCAATGAACTGCGCGCCAACGCGCCTGCCCTTCACGTCAATGATCGGGATGGTTAGCGTGTCGCCGTCAATCTTGGCGTTGTGCAGTTTAATCTTTTTCTTCTCAAGGTATGGGTGACTGCTCATGGGGTCACGCTCCGGCCATTCAATATCAACTCTCGTTACCTCCACTGTCGGCGTATGCCCCGGCTGGGGCCAGAGAGACATATCGCGCAGCCTGTCCTTGATGGCCTTATAGTCATTGCACTTGCGGCAATGAACCATGACCTCGCCTTGAAACTCTTTAATCCAAAACCGATCCGTGCCAGCGCAGGATGGGCATGGGCCATGATACTCGCCCTGCGCAGTCTTTTTCAACTCAAGACTGCGAATGATCGTGTTGCCAAACTCCGACCAGCGAGCGGCTGGAAACTTGCTTTCGCGGCTAAGATCGGCTACCATTTTATTATACTCCAAGCAGGGGGGTGTTCGTGTATCTATTGTATAGCCCGACACTTTTGTGCCGGGCTATACTTTTTCTTAAAACGGGATTTCGTCGTCAAGACCAGCATGTGCTGCTGGCGATGGTGTAGATACAGGCATTGCAAATGGATCATCCGCAGCTGCCACTGGCGTTGCCGTCACGCTAGACGTAAAGCCACCAGAGACCGAAGTGAACGGATCATCTGAGCCTTGCATCTCTGCAAGCTCCAAGACCTGCACAGCACGCAGCCTAAGCGAAACGCCATTCAGGCTGCCTGTATTGTACGGCACAACAACAACGGCCACGTTGACCTTGCTTCCGCTGGTCAGCATGAAATCATCCGGCAACTTATTGCGCTGGGCATCAACTTGCTTTGGTGGCTGTGTCTTGTCACCACCGTAAGCACCTTTCAGCTTGCACTTGCCGACGACTTCGCCATCGTCATTGCGTTTGTATGGAAGCATTGCTGGCTTCTCTGGCCATTTGCGCTTCGTGTCCAACGCCGCAGCGTTAGAATATGCCTCCATACAGATACGATGAAGCTCCTTTGCCTTCTCATCGGACATTACGAAGCTCATTTCGTATGCTGCGCCGTCATCAAACGCATCGCATTTCACTGACTTGTTCTCGTAAGTATCGAACTTGTAAGTGGAATTTAGGCGCGGGTAACGTGCGACGACTTCTGTAATCATGTGTTGCATTTTGCAACTCCTCTCAATGTTGTGCAGCACCCCTGCACTGGGATAGGTTAAAACGCTTCTTCACTGTCCAGCCAAGCTGGCAAGTGGATCGTGTTCAAGTCAGGCCAATTCGTGACATATTCCTCAGTCTCAATCGCCTGCTTTATGTCAACCAATGCAGAAAGCATACGGTTGTGAGCGTGGCGCAAATACATCTCAGAAAGCTCATGGCACGCTGTGACGTGCGGCGCGTCCTTCTCGATGCAGATGAAGATAAAGTTCTCCACACGAATGCCGTTCAGTTTCAAGACGTGCATGTAAAATGCAGCCTGCAAATCGTAACCGAACTGACGCACAGAACGCTCAAAGCCTCGCGGTGATGCGTCTTGGGTCGTTTTGATGTCCAGTACAATGCCTGCGTTGCGCAGGAGGCCATCTGGGCGCGTCTTTAGGTCAATGTCAATGTCTGGGTCAGTGGCGAAGAATGAAGCCTCAGCCAGCATGTCAGGATTTGTGAGCAAATGGTTCGCCATGCGGTTCTTCAGGCAGGCCTCTGCCATTCTGTTTGCCAGATCATAATCGGCCTCGGTGAGCAATATCTTGCCAGCAGCATCGCATTCATCTTTCAAGTCAGACCATGCCTTGCCGCGCCGCGTCTCAGGGCCGCGCACAACAAGGTCTTTCTCTGGCTCAAGCAAGTAAGCGTGAACCGCGCTGCCCAATGCAAATGCCGGGCTATCCTTACGTTCAGCGCCGAACAAATGCGCAATGCTTTTGTTTGCTGCGGTCTTGATTGCAGTCGAACCAAACGCATGATGCGCGTGATACTCTTCGTTCGACATGTCTTCTGATTTGATGATTGTCATGTTTTCCTCCGTTTCCTCATTGTTCGCATATATGTTTTGCATATGCAATACCTAATTCTGGGGGAACTTCTTTTATTTTTTAGAAGTTCTATTGTTAAGGGGGTAATGACTTCGTGAAGTTGTTACCCCTTTAGCGGACAGGCTGGACATGTCCGGGCTTTGTCCGTGTCTGTTCAGCTCTTCTTTCAAGCTCCTCTACAATTCCGTCACGAAGAGCCTTTAAATGTGTGTCAGATGACCCATCAATTATTGACCAAATCAGATTATTTGCCACCTTCCCATCAAGCCAGATAATAGGAGCCTCACCCCTATATATTGTGAACCTGCTTTTGTACGCGAAATCATTAGCATCGTCATGGAATGTTACGCCTTGGCTTGAGTGGGTTCCGTTTATACTAATAGTTTCATGTTCGCAGTTGCCCGGACCAATCCCAATCTGCTTTGGGTTCAGAAATATACTCATCACACCACCTCGATAAATGTTTTGGCGCTTGCCGACCATAGGATCATTGTCGGGCGTTGCTGGCCCACACGATTAAACACATCTGCCTTGGCAATCTTGCCGGAGTTAAAGAGGCGCTGCGCTGCGTTGCCTGCGGTCTTGTGGTCAAGCTCAAAATAATCCGCAAGCTCTGCGGTGGTATGATACCCGCCTGCAAGAATATATGTGAACATTTCAGCATCAAGCGCTTCATTATTTAATGTTTGCGAATTATCTATGATTGCTTTTTCGCAAACTTCATTATCGCGCTGCAACTTCACAGCCTGCCACGGCGTGCCTTTGTCTGACTTGTCTTGATAATTAGGCACAAGCACAGCGTTTATTTCATCGCCCGGCGCAAGGTCAAAGCCGTCAGCGATGTGAACCGGGATAAAAACCTGCCCCTGTGTTTCGGTATCGCAGGCAAATGCAAAGCCATGAGCGTGCGCGTTTGTTATGATGATCTTGTTCATTTTGCTTCCTTCAATTTAATGCTGCGGGCAGTCGCCCATAGTTTTTCAAGCGGCAATAGATTTTCCTGATCCATTGCCCAGCCTTTGCCGTGGCCAAGGTCAATTTCATAAGCCTGATCTAAAAAATGCGTGCGGGGTATGTAGCCCACAACGTGCATACGGTCAGGCGCTTGCTGGCACACCAGAATAGAGCAATCAGCCTTGAATGCCTCGCGCTTCTTAAACAGCAGCCGCCCGGTGGTGTAGAACGTGGCTTTCACATCTACAGAAATATTATCCAGCCATACGTCTCGGCCATCATCTACGCCTATGGCGTGGATGTGGTCGAGATCAAACACCTTCGACACGGCAAGCTCTGCCTTTACGCCCAGCAAATCCAAGTCAGCGTCAGACCTGCCCTTGTCCCGGCGCTGATTAACAACGCCAGATGCTCGGGCCAATTGCCAGCGCATTGCTGCGGCCTGATTGCATTGCGCAACCTCCTTTTGCGTTAGACTTACAAGCATGGTTTGTTACCTTTCTACGTCAGACAAAACCTGTCCTGAATTTTGTCTAACACACTAAAATGGCGGTTCTTGATCCGGGTGTGCCGGAACCCAACCCCCGAAAGGTTCCGGCACACTATTGGTTTGAGCATCCCGCAACGCTACAACGGGGCCGAACATTTGCATCAAAAATGTCGGCAGATGCTCAGACCAAATCACTTGCGAGCCTTCGCGGCAGCTCGCGCAATTACATCGTCAGCGGCTTGCGCTGCGCGCTCATCTTTGCGCATGTCAGCCTCAAGCATGACGTTTAAAACACCCTCACAAATATCAACGCGGGTCTCATGGCCAAGCCCAAACGCCTCAAACATCGTGCATATGACAGAGCCTAAATGGCCGTTCTTCATTTTGTCAGGCAAGGCCATCAAAAAATCTTGCGTGGCTTGCGAAATTTGCTCCTCACGTTCAGTCATAACCCTTGCTCCTCTTTCTCCAGAACAATGCTGATAATTGAGCGGTGGATGCCTGTGTCGCCATTCAGGTCAAGCCCATCCCTCACAAGCGCTGCGTGTATCTTGCGCCGGGCAGAAACAGATGCACGGCTCAATCGCGTGTTCTGCGGGTGTGACCAGTCCCAGAACTGAGCCACACCCATATAATCCGGCGAGCCAATAAACTCGCGGTCAATCTCTGTGATCCTGCACAAAGCATTGAACGTAACGTCGGGCAATCCTACCTTAATGCTCATCGACTTCGCCCTCCCATACAATGCCATGCTCGGCAAAGCGTTCCATTTGGTATTTGTTTGGCTTGGTATGCAGAAGGCCAGTGATGCGCGGATATATGCCGCCAAAATCCTTGGCTTGGCCGTAAGACAAGCGCGGTCCATCGCCAGCATCTCCGCGCAGAGCCTCAGCAAGCGCAAGCGACTTCTTGCCAATGTCGCGCTTGTCTTCGTTTTCAGATGTGTTCCAGCTGTATTCTTCGCACAAGAAGTCAGCTGCGCGGCAGAATTCAATCACGTCGCTGTAGCAAAAGTCCATCAAATAGTTAACGTCTTCAGATATGGACATGCTGGCCCAGCGCAATTCGTTTAGCGCCTCACGCTCATCATCTGCAAATTCAGCAACAATGTCTGCGCGGTCAAGCATTTCTTGCTTGATACGCTCCCAGCGTGCAATGTCTTTTGCGGATGGTTTGGTTTCGTTTGTCATTTGTTTAACTCCATGTTTGTGTTGTGCCACCAGTATAAACATGGAAAAAACATATCTGCAAGTATATTTTTAACTGGCTCCCTATATTTTAAACATATATAAAGAAAACAGACACAAGAGGAGTCAAAACCATGTCGGATAAGAAGCGCTTAATCAATTTCGCAGAAGAATATGACCGCATAATCACAGAAGCCGCGCGCAGGTCAGGGCTATCCTTTAGCGCGTTCTGCCGGAGCGCAGCACTAGAAAAAGCCGCAACAATTGTGGAGCATGTACAGCAGCCGAGGGCTGATTGATGCTTATCTACGGATGCGATCCGGGCTTCACCGGGGCCGTGGCGTTATATTGGACCGATACAGGCAAGCTGGAAGTGCATGACATGCCTACGGTCAAAAACACCAAAGGCAAAACGGTCATAAACTGCCCGGCATTGCTGGACGTTCTACAGAACGAAAGCGGCGAGCGCTGCCTTGCCGTCATCGAGCAAGTGGCCGCAATGCGTGGGCAAGGCGTGTCCAGCATGTTTCGCTTTGGCGAGGGATATGGAATGCTGCAAATGGGATGCGCTGCAAACAAGCTGCCCGTGCAATTCGTAACGCCTGCAAAATGGAAAGGCCACTTCGGGCTGAGCCGGGACAAAGGCGTGTCGCGCGGTCTCGCAATGCAGCGCTTTCCAGATAACGCCAGCGATTTTGGCCGGGCGAAAGACGATGGAAGGGCTGAAGCGGCCTTGCTTTGCCTTTACGCGGCAGAAAATATGGTTTGAGCGGTTTGAGGTGGGTGTATTAAATGTGTATTAATTGTGGAGCCATATAAACAAGGGGTTTAGCGGTGTGTTTAGTACAATTAATACAAATTAATACAGTAATTCATACAATGGGCGTATTTTGTATGAATGTATGAATGTGTCTGAAAGACACATTAATAATACATTCATACACCGTGGAACGTGAGGTTTAATATATGGCATATGATTGGGCTAAGTGGGTTAAGCATAAGATTGAGAAGGGCGAGGCGATTGTCCGTCCTGTAGGCTATCATAAAGGGGTCGAGCGGCTGCAGGGGTTTAGATCAAGGCTTGACGCTTGCCGGGATTTAGCAGAGCTAGAGGGCTTCGCCAATCGGCGCAGGTTTGATCCAACATTGCCGCGATGGAACGCAACCGAGCGAGATGCAATCCTGCGGCGCAAGTTTGAGATGGAGAATGGTGGGGATGAACGACGCAAGAAAAAATGACGAAGGTAAAGAGCCAATCGAATTGGTTGCGCCGGAGTTTATATTTGGCACGGCGCGAGTGCTGGGCTTTGGCGCGGACAAATACTCTGCGCGCAATTGGGAGAAGGGTATGAGATGGGGCCGCGTGTTTGGCGCGCTTATGCGTCACCTCTGGGCTTGGTGGGGTGGAAAGACTGCAACGCGCAATTTTGCGTTTGATGAGCTTGATGGTGAAACGCAAGTATCACACCTATGGCACGCCGCTTGCTGTCTTATGTTTCTCATCGCATATGAGGAGCGTGGAACGGGTGAGGATGATAGGCCGGGCAAAGACGCATAAACTTGCGCTTTGGGCTTGTGTGTGGCTATAAATGCGCACGGCGCGTCGTTCCTCCCAAGGACGCGCCTAAACTGGCCCGGCGCTTGTCCCAATCCATGCGCCGGGCATATTTGAGGGCTGGGCCTATGTCATTCCAGATTGATTTTCGTATGATGCTCAATTGCGAGGATACAGAGACGCAAGAGATTGTGACGGGTGAGCTGATTGACCACGTTGAGGAGCAACTATCTGCCGGCGTGCCTGTGGAGCGGGTGCTGCAAGGGCTTGCTGAGGTCATTCTTGAAATGCACGAAATGATTAATCCGGAGGGTGAGACTGTGCATTAAAAAAGCCCGGCGCGATGGCCGGGCTTTTTGTTGCGTTGTGGGTGTGGCTTATTTTACGCAAGGCGACAGTGCGACGGGGAATGTCTCACCAATCTCAAGCATACAGTCAATGGCCGCAATCTTAGCCTCCTCTAATGTTGCAAAGCTAGACTTTAACAGGCTCTCATGGACGCGGCCAACAAAGCTATAGCGTCCAGATGGCGTTTTCATAATTGTAGTAACCTTAAGCATTCGCTTTCCCTTTACAGATTGAGCGCTAATACAGCGCCGATGATAATCCCGGCGGCAATGCCAAGGCTAACTTGAGTTAAGATTGCCTTGACTTGTTGGCGGATTTGTTTTGTTTGGCGACGCGTCATTATGCTGCCTCCTCTTCGCGCTCTTCAAATATCTCCCACAAGCGTGCGCAAATGCGTGCGTTGATTTCGCCATATGCCATGATGCAGGCAATTTCGTCATATGACTTGCCATGTTCATTGCCATAGCATTCAGAGAAGAAATCTTCGCCTTGCTCAATGTTGCAGTTTTGGCAAATGGTATGGGCTTTGGCGTAGTATATGACATACTCGGAGCCGTCCGCGCTTTCATGCGCCCAATCAATAGCCTGCTCAATGTCGCTGGCATCGCGTGCAATCTCTTCGGCAATGTCGTTGCAATACTGTGTGAGGTCATAATCTTGCATTGTCTTTCTCCATGTTTGTGTTGTGTCATGCGGCTGCATGTGAAGGCCGCGCCGTGAAGCGCGGCTAACAGATGCGGTCAGTCAAACTCGGCTGCCATACAGCGCAGCTCTTCCTGATAGTCTTCCCAGCGCATATGCGCCCAATTGTGCTTGCCGTTTGCATCGAGCCATTTGGAGAGCCTATCAACCTGCTCTTCTGTAGCCAGCGCGAATTCAAACTCTTCGTTAAGGTAGTGGGATTTTACTTGCTCATATGTCATTTTGTTTGTCTCCATGTTTGTGTTGTGCAATCAGTATCAGATATTTTTTGCATATGCTCAATACAGATAATGAGCAAGTGACGTAACGTCACAAACTGACTTGCCTCCACGCAACACACCGCAACACCGCAGCGCAGAGGCGCGCCCGCGTAATTGAACAAGCGTTCAATTGCAATATCTAGAATGTGGCAGAAGTGTGGCACAAGTGCGGCGCAGGTTAGGCGCAATACAATGCGCGCAGCTTGAGGTATCTATGTACCACAATGCTTAACATGTTAAACAAGTGTTCGCTTATATTCAGGATGGTGAATGTCAAAAGCCCCCCCCGGTCAAGCATTTGCGGGGTAGTGTTATTATTATACAATCCACACACACGGGTGCCACCCCCCCGTACCCCCTTGCCAATCACATGCTACACAGCGTAAAATTATAAAAAATGGGAGTTTATCAAATGGCAGGCAAGGCGTTACAAAAGCGAATACTGTCCGATGTCACCAAGCAAGGCGGCGCAGAGTATTTGTTTGAATATTTTTCTTCTGGCGGCACAATGGCGCAACTTGCGGCGCACTATGAGTGCAGCCGGGGTTATGTCAGCACGGCACTGCACAAGGTTCCTGAGTATTCCGAGGTTATAAACAAGGCTCGGCAGGAGGCAGCTGACGCGCTGGTTGAGCAAGGCTTGGAGATGGTTGACGCGTTAGATGGCGGCAGCTCCACGCAGGAGATTGCTGCCACGCGTGAGAAGGTGCAGTGGCGTAAGTTTATGGCTGGCTCGTATAATCAGGAGCGTTACGGCAATCGGCCTCAGACCAATGTTACGATTAGCGTGAGCGACATGCACTTGGACGCGTTACGCAAGGTTAATGCTGACTTGGCGCAGATTGATGCTGAGGACCGCCAGCGTGAGGTGATGGCTATTGACGCGGATTACAAGGATGTCACCGATGAGTGAAGCTAACCCGTTAGAAGAGTTTGTGCTGCGTTACCGCGATGACCCTGCGCTGTTTGTGCAGGAGGTGCTGGGCGCTACTCCGCACGATTATCAGGCTGAGTTTCTGCGGGCTGTTGCAGACGGTGAGCGCAAGGTTAGCATCCGCAGTGGCCACGGCACGGGTAAGTCTACGTCGGCTAGTTGGATTATGCTGTGGTTTGTTTTGCTGCGTTTTCCGAATAAGGTTGTTGTCACGGCGCCGACCAGTGGCCAGCTGTTTGATGCCTTGTTTGCCGAGCTGAAGCGTTGGATTAACGAGCTGCCGCCGCAGTTAAAGGTTTTGCTTACGGTTAAGTCTGACCGGGTTGAGCTGAACGCGGCTCCAAGCGAGGCTTTCATTTCGGCTAGGACAAGCCGTGCGGAAACGCCGGAAGCGTTAGCTGGGGTTCACTCGGAGAATGTGCTGTTGGTTGTGGACGAGGCTTCTGGTGTGCCTGAGAAGGTGTTTGAGGCTGCTGCTGGCTCGATGTCTGGCCACGCTGCGACTACGATTTTGCTGAGCAACCCGACGCGTTCGTCTGGCACGTTTTACGAGAGCCAGACGCGGATGGCTGACAGCTGGTGGACACGGCGTTGGTCGTGCATAGATAGCCCGCTTGTGTCTGACGAGTTTGTTGACGAGATGCGTATGCGGTATGGCGAGGACAGCAATGCCTTTCGCATTCGTGTGCTTGGCGAGTTTCCTATGGCGGATGACGACACGATCATTCCGTTTCACTTGGTTGAGAGCGCGATACATCGTGACGTTGAGGTGACGCCTGACGTTAAGCCTATTTGGGGTTTAGACGTTGCGCGCTTTGGCTCGGACAAGACTGCTCTGTGCAAGCGGTATGGCAATGTTGTGACTGAGATTACCAGCTGGCAGGGTTTGGATTTGATGCAGACTGTCGGGCGCGTTATGGCCGAATACGAAGGCTTATCGCCTTCTATGCGGCCCAGCGAGATATTGGTTGACAGCATTGGCGTTGGCGGCGGTGTGGTTGATAGGCTGCGCGAGCTTGGTGCGCCGGTTAGGGGCATTAACGTGGGCGAGGCTCCTGCTATGGGCAAAACGCACATGAACTTGCGCAGCGAGCTTTGGTTTAAGGCAAAGGGTTGGCTTGAGGATCGGTCGTGCAAGCTGCCGAAGGACGACCAGCTTCTCGCGGAGCTGACTGCAATTAGATACAGCTTCACATCGTCAGGCAAAATGAAGGCTGAAAGTAAGGATGAGATGCGCAAGCGTGGGTTAAGGTCGCCTGACCTTGCGGATGCTTTATGTCTGACAATGGCCAGCGACGCTGCGACTGCGTTATCTGGCGCAATGTCAAGTTGGAAGCAATCCATTAAACGCAATTTAAAAGGCATTGCATGAAGCCAGTTCCGTTCCACAAGCTGTCGCCTAAGATGAAAAACATCCGCATGAACCAGTGGATTAAAACTTATATTGGCCGAGGTTTAAGTTTAGAGGATGCCCAGCACGCAGCAAGGTGGCGCGCTGGCCATTGGAAGCTAAATGCGCGTATGGAGAAGGTTCTAGCGGATATTGAGGATGTGTGATATGCAGCCTGCGTGGTATTATTAATTAAACTGTGCTAATGTGCAAAAAAAGCTAGAGGATAATGATATGAAACCATGTAAAGGTTGCCCCACCCCAGCAGCATGCAAACGTGCAGGCAAATGTCTTGCGAAAAAATACGGAAAATAAGTCATGGGCATTTTTGATTTTTTAGGCGACTTATCTTCAAAGCGCAGTAAAGAGCTTGGCCTTGGCGGCATACAGTCTTTGCTTGGCACGCGCCGCGCTGCACAAGCTGGCGCAATTGGCGATGAGATGATGGGAATTACAAACAAAGATAGTTTGCCCGGTTACTTTAATGAGCAGACGCGTGAGTATGTTCCTTGGTACGTTGATTTGTTTGACGGCGGTGGATTGAATGCTGCTGGCAGTGTAGCGGAGCAAGAGGCTGCGCAGTCTATGGCTGCTAGCGTTACGCCCGGTAGTAGCCCCGGCGGCGCTCCTACGCAATCTCCCGGTTTGCTTGCAAATAATCAATTTTCTGACATGGAGCGTAGGCAAAGGTCAAACCCACTTGAGCCATTTGGCGGGTTTGGTCCTGCAATACAAGATACGCCAGACACGTCATATTACACGCCACCTTCGTCTATGCAGATGCCAACTCCCGCTGGTCCGGGTATGCCAAGTTATACGCCTCCTTCATCTATGCAGATGCCTACCCCAGCTTCAGCTGCAAGGCCTTTTACCCCTGCGCCTGAAAGCACGCCTCGTTTAAGCGAAATGCAAACGCCTATGATGCAGCACCCTGAGTTTCCACAGTTTGTTGATATTATGAAAAGAGCAGGCAACGAGTCTGTATTCCAAAACCCAGAGCAAGCTTCGTTTGTGTTTAATAGCTACCTAAAGCAAATAGGTTATAAGTAATGGCAATAACAACTTACGCAGAGCTGCAATCTAACGTCACGGATTTTCTTAACCGTGATGATTTGGCGTCGGTTACGCCGACGTTTATATCGCTGGCCGAAGCTGACATGCAGCGTCAGGTGCGTCACTGGCGTCAGGAGAAGCGCAGCACTGCGGAGCTTGACACGCAGTACAGCGCAATCCCCGCTGACTTTCTTGAGGCTATTCGGTTTTACATTACGTCGGGCGAGACGCGTCCGCTTGAGTTAATAAGCCAGTTTCAGTTGCTTGACCGCAAATATAAGAGAGCGAACACCAGCGGTGAGCCAGCTTATTATGCAATTACTGCCGGTGAGATTGAAATATTCCCTGCGCCTGATGGCACTTACACTGCCGAACTATATTACAACGCGCGCATTGAGCCTTTGACTGACAGCAATACATCCAACTGGATGTTGGAATACTTCCCTGACGCATACTTGTATGGTTCACTCATACACTCCGCGCCATACTTGAAGGATGATGCGCGCTTGCA